AAAATTTGCCGAAGGCTCTTTACTTGTTATTGGGGTCAATATCGGTTCTGCTAATTTGACAGCCGGTTGACCCAAGATTCGCATCGATCACTTGGAGTATTACCAAGTTATTAGGATGCGCAGTATCCAAAGGATACACACATGTTTCTAGTAAACTCGGTAACTATTATACACCGGTTTACTTCTAACACTGCCTATGGCACAGTCTAGTATAGCCTCAACTTGTGATAAAATGTTGTTTACATGGAATCACTCAACTTTAGCCCCGTATCAATATGTTGATATTGCCCAATGCTTGT